TATGAATACTTCTTTTCTTCCTTAGAAGATTTGTCTGCTGAAATCGTTAAAACATTCCTTTCAGTTTCTACAGAAATGTCCCCTTGCGAAAATCCTGCAAGAGCCACCTCCAATATGGTTCTAGAATCAGATCCATTATAGATGTTGTAAGGAGGATAGTTTGTTCCTGTTCCTGCAAAAGTTTCAAGTCTGCTGAATGTTTCATCGAGTCCTAGTGTGAATGGAGTAAATTGCTCCCATGTATAGTTTACCATTGTGTCCTCCGTAAAGCGACGTAAATTAAGTGACCCTTTCGGCATCACATTAATATTTTATAATTGTAGCACAAAAAAAGGAGGTGTGCAAACCCCCAAAAACCGTTACGGTTTCTACTCTTCTATTTCAAAGAACCATCTAATGTGTTTTATGTAATCAAATGTACAACCTATGTCCTTGTCACAATTGACATCATACTTCCTATCACATAAGAACGTTCTTAATTCCTCAATAGAATTAAACTTGCCTTGATGTCTTTCCTGTTCGTCGTAGAGATGGTATTTCATTAAGGTTCTTGTTTCTTTCTCCCTATATTATACTTGGATTCTAACGTCCATTCATTCTTTTCTTTGAAACTTAATACTTTGATTTGATTTAATGGAGCAAGATCTGATATCTTATCTTTGCTAACAATATTGGTAGTTACTAATCCCCAATCTAATAACAATTGCACGATTCTATTCCTGCGTTGAATATCGTTTAATGATAAATTAGTATTCTTTCCGTCTAATGCAAATAATTCTTTGAAGTGTACGATATAATACTTACCCTGTTTGTGAAGTATGTGACAGGATTGATATATCTTTTTCTCTTTTCTTGATGCTACACCTATGCGTGTTAATGTCTCACGAACTTTCAAGAAATCATCTGGTTCGTTCAATGTGACTTCAACCATATCAGATTGCTTCCATTGAATCTCAAGTTCACCGTTCATGTTTGCCACCTTTGCTTAATGCTTTTTTGATATAATCTAGTTGATTCTTGGTGAGAATTCTGAGTGCTTGGAGTGCCTTATCGTCATTATAACCATAATACTCTTTTACGATCTCAAGATAGTCAATAGAATCTTTCTTTGCCCAAGGAGAGAATCTCTTCCTAGGTTTCACACTATTTATATAAAAGTCATACTGCAAACGCTTTGGTAGATGAGGGTTCTTGTTCATCTCATTAGCAAACAACACAGTGTCAGTAAAGGAACTTAGACATCTGTTAATAATATATGTCGGATATTTCTTTTCCGCATCAATGTCATCAACTAATATGTTTTTCTTTGATTGGTTGATGCTGTATAGGTAGTCTTTCAGTTGGTACATTGTCGTTCCAGTGTCGTATATTTCCTGCAATAATAAAACAGTTAGTAATTACTAACTGTATGAAGATAAAGGATCTGATAATGCATATTATATCATCATATCTTTTAGTTGTCTCGTCGTTAAATGATCCTAGTGCATACTTCCATATCTTCCAAAATTTACTTAGCATTTACCCCAACAACTCTAGCGTTAGGGTTTCTAGCAAGAGCAACTTGACGTGCGTCTTGATAGTCTTTAGCAATCACTTCTTCTTTGAAGACAGTTCCTGCTTTGTATAAGGTTACTTCACATTTCATAATTAAATAAAACTAATTCTTTTCTGGATGCTTGTTCTTTATTATAGCATCCTGTAGACCTCATGGTGTAAGTGTGTGCAAATTCTGCAACTGTCCACCCATCAAACCTATCTCTAATTAACTGTGATGAGTTATATGATATTAACATAGGAGATGTAGACTTGTCGCATATAGTTGCAAACTCATCATGGTTAAATCCTTTATGCATATCCCCTTTTCTACCATACAAATTAGATTTAATTTCATATGGTGGATCTAAGTATATGTAAGTTCCTTCTTTATCAGATAACATCTGTTCATATGATAGATTAGTTATCTTCCATTTCTTAATCATCAAAGAATACTCTGGGAGTTTTTCAATACCATTCATTGAAAAATTACTTTCCGATGCTTGTTTAGAAAATGCACTACTCTCTGTCAATCCACTGAAAGAACATTTGTTTACAACATAGAATGATACAGCACGATCAATTTTATTTCCTACTGGTTTTGCTAGGTAATCTTTAGCATCTAAAAATAATTGTTTAGCAGACGATGGATCTGAGTGTCTTTGTTTGAGTTGTATCAATATGTCTCTAAGTTTCTGACCATCTGATTGCAATACTTTCCAGAAATTATACAATGGTTCATATAGATCATTGACCCATATGTCTATGTGTGGATACCTTTTACCTATCTCTATTGCTACAGAACCACCGCCTAAAAATGGTTCACGAAATTCTGTATAGTCTTTTAGATCAGGAATAAACTGAAACAGTTTACTCAATGCTCTAGACTTACCACCAGGATATCTTAGTGGTGTTTTATATGACTTTAAACTCTTTGTTTTCATTTTCTGAATACTCCAAGTTTAGCAAGGAGATATACTGATAACACTGTCCAAAATACAACTTCCAATCCAATGTGATTCATGGTTTCTTACCCTCCCAAATAATTGCTTCAACCAAATAATTTCTTGCTCGTTCAATGCCTTCTAGATTATCACCTAGTGCACCTATACTAGTATTACATACTTTACATAAAAATCCACGTAGTTTTCCTGTTTCATGACAATGATCTAAAACTAATTGTAGATCTGTCCTACCACAACAATCACATGGAGTTCCTAAAGGTTTTGTTTTACCATGTATTTTCTTTAGGTCTCGCTCTACCTTCCTAACAACCTTTCTACATTCGTAACACATACCATGACGATATGTTTTCTTTGCTGTAACAGTTGTTATTTCAAAGGCAATGTCCTCCTTTTCTTTTTTACATGTTCTACAGATCTTCATTTGAATTCACAACTCATCATGATTTCTGTAAGACATGCTAACAAATTTATTTCTTGGTCAGGAACAATAGGGATACTGTTCATATACTTTGCAATAATTAAAACTGCCTCTGGTATAGATGCTGGTTTCAATACACCATACAAACTATCATAGATCTTACGCATGACCATGGTAGGATCATTATCCATATGTTGTACTACCCAACTCTTTACTGTAGTAAATTCTTTTTTCTTAAGTGATGATAGTAAAGTATCTAAATTTACATCAGCAACATCAACAAGAATTGCAGATGTAATAGCACCTGTAGCAGCATAGCGTTGACATTCATTTATAAGTCTTCGCCAATCTGGATAATATCTTTTGATAAGTTTTGCTAAAACTTTATCATCATACTCAACCTTTTCTTTTGTGAGTATACTTCTCAACCTTACAAAGAACTCTCCTTGTAATTGTGTTGATTGCTCAGGTTTGATTCTAAAATCAACTACTGTACATCTAGAATGTAATGGTTCAATAATCTTATTGATAAAATTACATGTGAATATAAAACGACAGTTGTTATGAAACTCTTCTACAGCAGTTCTCAATGACAGTTGTACATCGTTAGTAGTGTTATCTGCTTCGTCAATGATAACAACTTTATGTGATGCACCTGATGTCAATGATACAGTTGTAGCAAACTGTCTTACACGATTTCTAACTGTGTCTAGAAAACGACCTTCGTCAGATCCATTGATGACAATGTATGATGCTCCTATCTCTTCACACATTGCCTTAGCAATAGTGGTCTTACCCACTCCTGCTGTACCACTCAATAGCAAGTTAGGTAGTTCTCCTTGTTCAACAAAACCTTGAAAGACATTACGTGTTGTATCTGGTAGGATACAATCTTTGACTTTGTTAGGTCGATACTTCTCAACCCAAAGGAACTCTTTGCTCATTATGTAATTGTAAATTAAAAGAAAATGTTAATCTCATATTAGCACTGGTTGTCAAGTCAACGCAATGCTTTAAATATGGTGGGAATAATATTACATCCCCATCATGTAAATTTGGTTGTAAACTATCAGCAAAGTATTCTCTAAAGTCCTCACTTTGATATGGGAACTGATGAACTCTATTGTTAGAATCTGGACGGAAAAACGTTGTTGGTGTAGCACCTTTATTATAATAGATACCACACCAGTACGGTGTTTGTTCCATACAACCTGTCAAGTGTGTATGTGGTTCTTGCCCTTGATTCTCATGATATACATTATACCAGAAATTATTAACAACAAACTTATCTGGTATACCATTCGATATAAAAAGTTTTTTAATTTGTTTTGATAAATCTCTTATCAAATTATCTCTGACATCAGTAGATATTAATCTATCGTTGTCAGTAATAAAAGGATAAGTAGAATTGACAGATGTTGTCCATCCTTTAGGACGACTATCTATTCTTCCCTGTTTTTCTATATCAGAGAAGTCATAGATTTCATGCTTATCAAATCTAAAAGTAAATATAGGAACATAAAAAACTTTATGTAACATCATGCGGGTTCAAGGGCAATAAAATACTTGAGGTCTGCATCTTGACTTGTCCACTCAGAGATCAATTGTTGAGATACTTTAACAACATAGTCACTTGGTAGAACACGAATGTTCTCAATCTTAAGGTCAAGAGAAAAGGTGCCAGTAGTAGTACCCTTGACAGAGAGATCGTAAGTATTACTGGTATCATTTTCTTTGTCTCTCAGAATTAATTTAATAACATCTGATCCTTCTTCTGAATAGAAAGTTAGATCAGGTAAACTATAAACTGCAGATGCTTTTTGGATGTTAACTAAATCCTCAGCAGTAAGAGAAAATTGTATATCAGAACCAGGAAATTTTACATTCTTTTCTGGTGCACTCTTTAATGTGATCTCAGGATCAGAAAAATAATACTTAGCACATTGACGACCACCTTTAATGTTTACAAAATCTTTACTTGTAAACTCTAACTGTGGATCATTGAACAAAGATATACCCATCAAGAACTGACTCAAATCATAGATTGCAAAATCAGAAGGAAATACTTCTTCGCCAGTAAACTTTGCTAAAATGTTTTCTGCGTTAGATATAGTTCTAACTGTTGAACCTTGACGAAATACAATTGATGAATTGATAGTCGAAAAGTTCTTAAGAACGTCTAATGTTTTTTTGGATAATGTTACTTTACTCATTTGTCATAATCTACTGAAAAGGTTGTAGGTGTGTTTGCGTTTAGTTCTGCTGCTCTAGCAGACTTATCGCTAAAATGTAGAAGGAGAACAGCATAGTGAACTATTTTAAATAGATCTTTTCTTGCTGTTCCCTTTCTATCATACCTTGAAGCATATTTCAAAATGTTAGACCTACAGAATGCTTCAGCATCACCAACAGAATCAATGAGATCCAATGTTTGGATTCCATGTTTACTGTAGTGTGCACCATAGGTACTAGAGATGTACTCTGAGATCTGTTTCAAGATCTCTTGCTCATTGTATTTCAATTCTCACTCCATACATGATCTATGTCACTATGATAGCATTGAAATTCATTTCCGTCAAGGTCAACAACATTTATTTTATGTGTTGATGACCATTCACTGCCATCATCACCTAAGATACGAACACTCCTACCGTCTTTAAGACGGAGGATGTGTCCTAGATAACCATCAAACGGTTGCTTCATTTTCTACCTCGTTTGGAACTACATCTGCATCTATCTTATCATATAATTCTAAGAATGATTGCTTTGTCTCGTCATCAAAACGATTGGTGCAAACTTTGATTGCTTTCATACGATCTTGCCAGATAGCAAATGCTCTGATGATGTGTACAAGTCTACGTGTTGAGATAACTTCGTCAACACCACCATCGTTGAATGTTCTACGGATGATGTCTGCCCAGTTAGCAAGGTGGGAACAAAACTCTTTGTCAAGAACAGCAAGTGATGATGCTGCTTTCTCAAGAATCTTTGTCTCTGTAGCAACAGTAGGATAGTCTTGCTCAAATGTCAATGCAAATCTCTCAAGGAATGCTTCGTTCAATACATTAGTACCGATGAATCTACCATCCTCAGATCCTTTACCTTTAGTATTTGCTGTAGCAAATATGTTGAAACCAGAACGACGCTCTACATAACGACCAGTCTTCTTTAAGAATAAACCTTTACCCTCTAGTACAGATTGTAAACAAAGTATCTTGTTAGATGCTAGGTCAACCTCATCAAGAAGAAGGATAGCACCTCTTTCAAGTGCTTCGATAACAGGACCGTTGTGCCATACTGTCTCACCGTTGACAAGTCTGAATCCACCGATAAGATCGTCTTCGTCTGTCTCTATAGTGATGTTGACTCTGATCAATTCTTTTTTGAGCAGTGCACATGCTTGTTCTATACCTAGAGTCTTACCATTACCTGATAGACCTGTGATGAATGTGGGGTAGAAGATACCTGATTGAATAATCCTCTTGACATCAGAGAAGTTACCGAATGGAACAAAGTTAGGATCTTTGTCAGGAATTAGATTCTCTACAATAGCAGGAGATGCAGAAGGAGCATTGTAAGTGATCTCAAGTTTTTCTTGGATAGTTAGATCCCACTTACCAATACCTTGTTTGTATTGCTTAAGTCTTTTCTTTACTGTAGCGAGTGAACAATTAAAATGCTCTGACGCTTGAAATAAATTTTTTGTGTTAACTTCTGTACCGAAGTTTTCTGTCAAGTATGTAACGAAGTCTTCAGTTGTTACAGGAATAGGAGCGAATGGCATTTTAAGATTTGTTGTTGTTGTACTTAGTATAATGGATAGTAAGGGGTGTTGCCACCCCTAGTGGACAGTTTGTTAACTGACCTTACTTACGAATGCGTTAAGTAATTTTTTGTTAACAGATTTGTTAGCAAGCATTTTTTTGAATGCTCTGGTGATGTCACCTTTTTTAGCATTGTCTTTTACAACGAACTCTGTGTCATTGTCAAGTGCTTTGTTATTGATAGCATAGAGTTCAGTAAATCCTGCAGGATTCTTGATAACTGCAGACTTCTCTTTCTTCCATTCCTTTTGAATCTCAGCATAGTTGCAGTCTGGTGAACCATAGTTAGAAACAAAATTCATAAGAGAACTACCTGCTAAGATACGAAATCCAAGAACATTTACATCAGGATTACGATCACGTAATTGCTTAAGGAAAACGTTAGTAGTAGTGCTGTATGTAAACTGTTCGTATGTACGTCCAGTTGTACGGTCACGTAATGCTACACCATAGTCAATACGACGTGCACGAATTACAACTTCACCTTCTCCTCTATCATACTCAGCACCATAAGCACTGGTGCATGCTTCGCCATCAGTTAAGATACATACGTTTACTTTTTGTAAGTTGTTATCTTTTTTGAATGTAGGAAGAATGTGGTTGAGC